TATTTTTATTGTTATTGTTATTGCTATTCTGATTATTTATCTTTTTCTTATTTTTAAAACCTTTACCCTTCTTATAATCATCGGTTTTTTTGTATTCTTTTGCTTTTGTTCTCCAATCACTTGACATTTTAGTATTATTTATATGTTTCATTAATATAAAGTTATTTTTTAAATCAATTTTTATATATCTATATATTATGTCGTTAAATACATTGAAAAAAAAAGCTGAAACCAAATACTTTAATAAAGTTTCTAATAATAATACATTTTCCATTAATGGTACTTTAAGAAACCAAGGTTATGTTGGTCAAACCAATTTAAGTAGGTCTGTTAAAAGAACTCCATATAGCCGTAATGGTGGTCCTGTTAATCACGGAACTAAAGGTAATTTTTCTATGCAAATTCATAATTCTGGTTATTGCCCTACTAATGATAATTCTGTAATTAAAAATTCTGTTATCAATAATAAATCTAGTATATTAAATAGAAATAAATGGATTAGAAGACCTTATCCTTTTGCAGTTGCACAACCTGATGCTAATCTAAGTGAAAATGCTTCACAAGGTGTCTACATACATAAAAAAGGAAATAATCATACATGTGTTAAAGATGAAACTAAAGAATTGAAAGATAAAAGTTGCACTTCTAATATTGCATGCCATAGGCGTATAGGAGGACGTTTAGTAATACGTAGTGTATATGCAAAAACATTTTCTATAAATAAAGACCAAAGTACTCATACAAGAGAAATTCAAAAAACATGCATCAATAATGATGAAATATATCCACCAAGATTTAATGGAGACGGTTTTCATGGATGCAAAGGTTGTGGAGAAAATTAAATATTATCTATTTATATTTGAGTTTTATTCATATTTTTTATTTAAATTATTATAATATGAATATTTTAATTACAGGAGGTTGTGGTTTTATTGGTTCTAATTTCATTAATTATTTTTTTAATGAAATATCTAATAAATATCATCTTGAATTCAATCTTGTAAATATTGATTGTATTAACTACTGTTCTGACGTTGCAAATATTGAAGAAAATATTAGAAATAAAGATAATTATTTCTTTTATCAAGAAAACATTTGTAATAAAGATTTTATTTTAAGTTTACTTAAAAAACATAATATTACACATATTATTCATTTTGCTGCTCAATCTCATGTTCAAAATTCATTTGACAATTCACTTGATTACAGTAATGATAATATTTTAGGAACTCATGTTCTTCTTGAATCCTCTAGAATTTATAATAAACTTAAATTATTCATTCATATTTCTACTGACGAAGTATATGGAGAATCACTTTTAAATGAAAATGAATTACAAAAAAATGAACAATCTATTTTGTGTCCAACTAATCCTTATGCAGCTACTAAAGCCGCAGCGGAATTAATTGCAAAGTCATATTATTATTCATTTAAACTTCCTATTATAATAACTAGAGGCAATAATGTTTATGGACCTAATCAATATCCTGAAAAAGTTATACCTAGATTTATTGAATTATTGTTAAAAAATGAAAAAATTACTATTCAAGGTGATGGTAGTAATGTTAGAGGCTTTATGCATGTTCAAGATACATGCAGTGCTATTGAAAATATTTTATTTTCTGGTATTATTGGAGAAATATATAATATTGGTTGTGATGAAAATAGTGAGATTTCAATAATTCAACTTGCAAAAATACTTATACAAAAAATAAAAAATGACGATAATTTTCATAAATATATTTCGTATATTCAAGATAGACCTTTTAATGACAAAAGATATTATATTTCCAATCATAAACTATGTAATCTTGGTTGGAAACAAAATATTTCTTTTGAAAAAGGCATTGAACAATTGATAGATTATACTAAAAATAATAATAAATCATTTAAAAATAATTTACCACTTACATTATGAGTAATCAATTTATGAAATTATACTTATACGTTGAACATCCTGAATTAAAAACCGCTTATGAAAGTAAGATTGAAAAACATAATATTAATGCAAAAAAAGAATTTTTTGATAGTGGTTTTGATATACTTAATCCTGATGATATCGTATTTAATAATCATACTTATGGTAATAAAGTTAATTTAGGTATTGTTGCTGCTGCTTACTTATACCCATATAACATTAATGAATCAAGTAATCAATCATCACCTTGTGGATTTTATATTTATCCACGTTCAAGTATATCTAAAACACCTATTAGATTATCTAATTCAACAGGAATTATTGATAGTGGTTATAGAGGTAATTTAATGGGAGTATTTGATAATATATCTTCTACTGATTTCTTTTTTGAAAAACATAATCGTTTGCTTCAAATTTGTGGACCTGGATTATGCCCAATTCATGTTGAACTTGTTAATAGTGTTGAAGAGTTAGGTACAACCGAAAGAGGTAGTGGCGGTTTTGGTTCTACTGGTGCTTAAAACATTTAATAAAAATAAAATAAATATATTTTTTTTGTTCCCTTAATACATATGAATATTTTTAATAATATTTATCAATATTTTCAAAATGAAAATAATGATAATAATGAGTTAGAAGGAGTTATAAATGATATTCAAGAAATAGATAAAAACCTTCAAAAAGATGATGAATTATATGATTCTGATAAAAGTTATTATGATGATGAAGATGATGAAGATGATGATGATGATGATGATGATGAACAACAACATGGATATATCAATAATAATAATAGTAAAACTATTGATGACTCTAATAAAAACAATATGTTAACATCATATCGTATTGACCATGATGATTCAGAAAGAAATAGTGAAACTGATGAAAGTGGCGACTTTGGAGGTCCACCTTCTGAAATGAGATACTATGATTTACAATCACAAAATGTTAATTTTGATAAAGATAAAGTTAAAAATACTCCTGATAATGTTAATTTAAATGTATACACTACTAATGATATACCAAAAAAAATATCTTTTGATGATAATTTACCTAATCAAATACAAACAATTAAATATAAAAAACTTAGTTATAATGCGGTTGAAAAAGGTATTGATAAATATTATCATAGCATTAACCATCAGATGTCATCTGCACTTGATATATTAGCTACTTATTTGAAAGGGCAAAAAATTATTTATATGGAAGCTAAACATTACTGTGAACAACAATTGAATCGTTTAATGATGCCTGCAATTATTTTGTCAACGTTTGCTACAGTTTGCTCTGGTATTCCATACTATCCTGACTATAGATCTATTGCAATTGCTGGTTTAAACGCAATGATTGCCTTCCTTATTTCTCTTGTTAATTATTATAAACTTGACGCTGCATCTGAAGCACATAAAACATCCAGTCATCAATATGATAAATTACAGACATCTGTAGAATTCACATCTGGTTCCGTCTTACTATTTAAAAATACTGATGAAGATACGCCTGAAAATATTATTGATATTAATAAATATACTTCTGTTGACATGAAAAAAGAATTAAGAAATAAACTTGATACGGTTGAAAAAAAAATTAGTGAAATTAAAGAAACTAATCAATTTATAATTCCTAGAGTTATAAGATATCGTTATCCTGTAATATATAATACTAATGTATTCAGTTTAATTAAAAAAATTTCTGATTATAGACAAAAAACTATTACTAGCCTTCGTAATATTAAAAATGAATTACGATTTCTACATTCACTACAAGTTCAAAATAATTATTTTTTAGACAAAAAAGATAAAAAAAGAATGAAACTTTTATTTTCTAAAAAAAAACAAAGAACAAAGGATATATTAGTGTTAAAATCTGCCTTTTCAATAATTGATCAAATGTTTAAAAAAGAAATTATTAATGGAGAAATTATAAGAAGACAATGTTGGTTTAGAAAAATATTGTGTTGTTTATGTTATAAAGACCATGACCCATTAGTTAATGAACAATTTATAGACCCTGAAAATCTTAATAAATTTATATCCAATTTAATTGACCCATTTAAGGATAAAGATAATGATAATGACATTGAAAATCAAAAAAAAAAGAAGAATAATAATTCCAATAGTTGGTTTATGCTTAACAGAAGAAATTCTAGTAATGGCGAGGAAGATGATGATTATTCTGAAACTTATAGTCTATAAAAAAATTATTAATTAAATTATTAATATTAAAATTACTTACATACTTACTTAAACTTACATTATTAAAATAACAACCCTCTTCTTAATTCTATTTTTGCATCTTGCACCGACTTTATATAATATTCTATTGAATTTTCCATTTTAAATTTATATACATGCACGTCTTGACGTTGACCTAATCTATGACAACGTGCTATTGCTTGTTCTTCTACGCACGGATTCCAATGTGGAGATACAAAATAAACTTCACTAAACATTTGCAAATTTAGACCCTCACTGCAGCTCTGTATTTGCATAATAAATACTTTATCATCATCATCACTCGCTTCTAAAAATATTTCATTTCTTCTTTTTTCAGTTATACGACCATCTATTTTTTCTATTTTATTGTATCCTATTTTTTCTAATTCTTTTTCTATTGTATCCATCTCTTTACGAAAATGGCAAAATAACATCTTCTTTTTACCATTATTTTTATTTTTTTTCATAATATTAACAACTTCATTTATTTTACTTTTTGAATTTTTTGTACCATTAAACAATTCATCTGAAACATTATATAATTCTTTAAAATTCTCATTTAATGAGTTTGGAGAAATGCACATTTTTCTTTGTTGAATTATATGTAATAATAGATTCCTTTTATCAGCATCTATTTTTGTCATCATTTCTACTAACATTTCCTTTTCTATAGTTGTTTCCCATTTCACATTTATTATAAATTCTTTTACTTCTGGTAAAATTATATTTGCATTTGCTTTCTTACGATGCAATATGCATATTTTTTTAAATTTTTCAAAGTTTTTTTCTATTGAACTTTTATTTAAATTTAAAAGATTGCCCAAGTTATAAATATCCTCCATTTTATTTTGCAACGGTGTTCCTGTAATTAACCATGTTATTTTTGAATCTATATCTAGAGCATTTTTATAGCATTCCGAATTCTTATTCTTCAAATGATGTGCTTCATCAAATATTACCCTATCAAATTTTTTTTCTTTTATATTCGGTAAACTTGAGTTTAAATTGCCATACGTTGTTAAAATTATACTACTATTTTCTATTTTTAAATTTTTTTTACCATAACCATATACTACTATCGGCTTTACTTTTAATAAATTCTCTATTTTTATTTCCCATTGTCTTAACAAAGGTGGAGGTACAACTATTAACGTACTACGTGCTAAAATATTTACTTTTATTAATGCTAACATCATTATTGTTTTCCCCAAACCCATTTCATCCGCTAAAAATCCACCATTTTTATTATCTAAATATGGATTTGAATTACATTCTCTATCTAAACACCATAAAACACCGTATTTCTGATGCTCATGACTTTCTAAATTATTTGAAATTATAAAGTCATTATAACGTTTTTTTGCTTCATTTAAAATTCTACTCATTTTTGTTGTGATTTCTTCTTACTAAAAAAAAGTATATTTATTATTCAATTTTATTTTTTAATTTAAAAATTACAATTCTATTATCTAAACTAAATCTACTATATTTGTTATTGAATCTGGTTCACGATTTATTTCATAAAGAATATCTACTACTTCTTCATCATTATCTATTAATCTGTTTAATTGCTCTTCTAAATTTGCGTTATTGCTATTTTCTTCATTTATAGTATTATTATCATTTGCATCAATTCTAAAAATATGGTCTTGCCAAATATTATATCTCTCATTACTTACATTATTACTTGTTAACTCATGCATTATTTCATAACCAACATCAATTGATACTGCATTGTCTAGTAATATTTCCAAATTTTCCTTTATTTCACTATCTACTTCTAAATTTCTTATTGAATTTAAAAGTGTGTAGAAGTGATAACCACGTTCTCCGGTATTTATTGGATCTGGAGATAATGGTCTTGTTTCATAATTTAATGAATCTAAAGCAGCAATAGTAGCATTCATTACTTGAGATTCACTTACATCTCTGTAAACAGTTGATGTTCTTATTGGACCTCTTCTAGATTCTTTTACTGTGATTGCATCTTTTGGAATACTTTCTTGTCTACATAATGGACATAAATTTCCGGTTGTCTTATTTTGCTTTATATTTGAGAATAAGCAATCACAACAAATTTTATGACCGCACTTTGGTACCATATAATTTCTATCACCAATTGAACATAAACATATTGGACAGTCATCCCCATCACAATTATCTGATGTATTATCTGTGTTCAATTCACTAATTGTCATTGGTTTATCAACTGGAAGACAATATGAACTATTTAAATTTATTGAAGAATTACGAAAACTATTTTCTAACGCTATATTTCTATCCACAACTAATTGCTCACAACTTCTCCTGTTATGACCAACACCACGACAATAACCACATCTTATTTCTCTTCTTGTTTCTACAGCACTATTCATTTTTTATTCTTATATCTTTCTTTTTTACTAAGTTATTTAATTTTTCAAAATTCAATTTTTTTTTTGTTCTTTTTAAATTGAAAAAAAATATATTAATTTTTTAACTTAAATAACTTATTTCTTACAATTTATCTTTAGTTTACGCTTTTTATCTTTAAAATATTTCAATAATTCCTTTCTTAATTCCTTACGTAAAAATTTTATCTCTCTTTTTTTCTTTTTCTCATTTTTATTTTCTTCTATTTCTTTTTCTTTTAAAGCTTTCTTTTCTGCTTTTTCTTTTTCTTTTAAAGCTTTCTTTTCTGCTTTTTCTTTTTCTTTTAAAGCTTTCTTTTCTGCCTTTTTTTTATTTTTTAACATTTCTTTTAATGCTTTCTTTTGTAATCTCTCTATTTCTCTCAATCTCATTTTTTTTTCTTTTTTATGTATTTTATATTCATTTACTGTCATATTCATTGCTCTTGCATTTAATATTAATTCTTTATCATATTCATTTTTTAGTCCACCAAAATCTACATTATCTACCATTGACATCTTTCTTTTTACTTTATATTATTTCTCTTTTTTCTTAATATTTAATACGTTAAATACTTTTGCTTTTTCAATTTTTATTATATTATAATATTATGTCTCAAAGACCCACATGGGATCAATATTTCAAAGAAATTGTACAAGCTACTAGCAAACGTTCACCATGTCAAAGGTTAAAAGTTGGATGTATATTGGTTAATAATAATAGAATTATTAGTCAAGGTTATAATGGATTTTTACCAGGTTGTCCTCATCATAGTATTATACGTGAACAACATGAACAAGCTACTATTCATGCTGAACAAAATGCTATTTGTGATTGTGCCAAAAGAGGAGTATCTACTTTAAATTGCACTGCATATATTACTCATTATCCATGTATTATTTGCACTAGACTCTTATTAGCTAGTGGAATTACTTCCATTAAATATATTGATGATTATAAAAATGATGAGTTAGTTCATCATTTTTGTAATCAAAAAAATGTACAAATTATTCAATTATAATTACTCTTATTTGTCTAGATTTTTTATTATATTTAATAACCTATTTACATTATAAATACTTATTATTTTATCTTCTACACTACCCAATGCTAGATTCAATTCCATAATATCCAAATGTATTGTATTTTTCTTTTTTAGCATCTTTTCTAATATGTTGTATAAAATATCTATATTTATTCCATCTTTTACTGCAGTACCCGTACTTGGAATATATTTTGGATCTATACTATCTACATCAAAAGATATATGTAAATAATCTGAACCTACAAATTCTTCTATTTTTTTATACGTTTCCAATTTGTTTTCATTTATTTCTTCGCATGTTATGTATTTTATATTGTTATCTCTTATTACATCTTTTTCATAATTATCTAAATCACGTATACCCAAATACATTATATTTTCCATCTTTACTGGAGTATTTACCATATAACTCATTTTTCTATCTATATTTGTTAAAAAAGCTAAAACCATTCCATGAACGTTTTTTGTTTCTGACTTCTCGTAGCTATTTATATCACCATGTGCATCTATCCATAATACTTTTAAATTTTTATATTTATTGCTTGTATGTGCTAATGTTGCTATACTATTTGAATGATCACCTCCTATTACTATTTTTCTTCTACTTTTGTCATTATCTAAATTCTTTTTCAAATTATTCAAATTTAAATATAAATTCTTTTTTGGTTTTATTATTTCTGTATTTACTTTTTTTAATATATCTACCCAATGCTTGTTAAAAGTACTTTTGTTCCCTTTTTTCTGTCCTAAAAAATTTGGAAAATATTTTAAATTAAACCTCATTAACTTATATAATAATTTGTTTTTATCTATGTTTATTATATAATAATGGTTAATACAAGAAAAAGAAAATATAAAGATTCTAAAGAAAAAATATTAGATAAACTAGTTGAAATCACTGAACTTAGTAATATATTACTTGAAGATTTAGAACGAAATCAACCTCAAATTAATACTTTATTTAATAAGCAACAAAAATTAATTCATCAACTTAGTGAAGTTCAAAATGATACTAATCAACTTACAAGTGAAGAAATTAAAATTCTAGAAGATGCATTGAAAAGCGAAAATGAAAATGATTTTCATACACCTAATCAATCTGATAGTGATAACACTATTAAATCTGTTGGAAAAAAATATGATTTCGGAAAAACTATACCTACATCTGAACGTTCTATTAAAAAACTTCAAACTCTTTCAAAAAAGAATACTAAAGAAGGAGGAAGAACTTCTACTTCATCTTCTAAAAAAACTAAAAAAACTAAAAATACTAATTCTAGTTATAGTAATAATTTATCATTAATTCTAAATAAACTTCGCAATAATCAAAAAATACTTAACAAAATTAAAGACCAAAAAAATAAATATTATCAAACATATCAATCATATAATGATATTGTTAATAAACTTAATAGTTTTAATTCTAATTATTCACAACAGGCTAATAAAGAAAAAAGAATTTTAAATAATAAACGTAATACAAAATTACGTCAGTTAAGTTATATTGCTTCTTATTTGAAAAATGAATCATTTCATCTTGAAAATAGTATCAAAGATAATATGAAACATACTAAGCAAATTATACAAGATATTACTTTCCAAAATAAAAAAGGAGGAACACCATCTAAATCTAGTAAAAAAACTAATAAAAAAACTAATAAAAATACTAAAAAAAATACTAAAAAAAATACTAAAAAAACTAGTAAAAATACTAAAAAAACTACTAGTACTAAAGATTACACTTTTTTTGAAAGTACACAAAATGGATATGAAGATTTTTTAGACAAACTTAATAGTAAAGATTTAAATGAAGGTGATACTATAACATATATTACTAACAATCAACTTGGTGTTAAAGTTTATAAAGTTATTAATGGCACTCCTATTATTTCTTATGATGCTAGTAGTGATATGGTTGGAGGAAATATAATTTCTAAATTATTTAAATCAAATAAAGAACAAACATGCAAAATAAAAGCCCAAAAAGATTGCGATGTACTAGAAATTCAAAATAATATGATTAAAGAGGTAAAAGAAAATAATAAAAAGATAAAGGATCGGCTTGATCGTATTAAGAAAACTGGTAAATATGATACAATTACTCAAAAAGACCCAGAAGCTAGAAATTTGCAAGCAGAATACGACTTTAAAGACCAATTTAAGTCATATCACGATATCACTGATAAACAATTAAGAGATAGTTTACATGAACCAGCTATAGAAAAATCCATTAAATGTGAAGAAGAAAAAATAGAACAGTGCATGAACAATAAAAAATGGTATAATATTTTTAAATAATTCCACTTCTTACTTTTAAAATCTATTATTTGTAAAAATAATATATGCTTTTATGCATATACTGTAGTATATCATTTATTTCACGATTGCTTTTAAAATAACATACATAACTATCATCAGGTAAGTCTATTATAGGAACTACTATTTTTAAACTTGTTTTAAAATCTTCTATACTAAAACTATCTATCTGTTTATATTTTTCATATATTTCTATTTTATTATTATTCTTATTCACTATCCATTCTTTATCCGGCAATAATTTTTTAAATATATTTTCTACACTATTAAAAATTATATTTACTTTTTCTTGTAATTGCATCTTTACTTTAATTTTATTTTTTTGATTCTTTCAATTTTTTTATAAAATTGTTATTATATATTTTTATCTACAATTCTCAATTATCTACAATTCTCAATTATCTACAATTCTCAATTATCTACAATTCTCAATTATCTACAATTCTCAATTATCTACAATTCTCAATTATCTACAATTCTCAATTATCTACAATTCTTAATATATTTCCATCTTTCCTCCATAAACTCCATAAATAAATCTTCTAATCCTCCATTTATTATTTTTTCTATTACATCTTTTTTTGTTATATAAAATGCATACACTGTTAAAAAAAATAGAATATTTAACATTATTATGTAAATCATTATTAAAAAATATATTACATTCATTTTACTATTTTCATTTAATAAATTATATTTCTTTTTTGCATAATATGCTATGGTTGTTGCTATTAATATATTTGGAATATAATGATCCGTATTTTCTAAATCATTCTCTACATCATATTTTGTATCCATTATTATATCTATTATATCTGGTCCATAATTATACTTTACATCATTATGATGCTTCTCATGTACTTTATTTACATGCAAAATTGAATAATTTATATTATGAATTGTTGTATAAAAAATACTGAACATCAATACTGTAAAAGCATTTAAACTATTTTTTCCAAATATTGTTATTATAAAAATATATAAAGTCATTACTGCAAAAATCTCTATTAAAACTTGAATTATTGAACTTAATAAATTTACATTTTTATGGTGATATATATGACCGTAATTAAATGGATAGAATATTTCCCAATGCGATATTACATGACCATAATATAATATACAAGTATTTATAGCATACTCCAAAAATCCATGCAATATATTTGACCAACTTAAAATTACATTTGAAGCTATTAATATCAACCATGATTTATAATTTAATTTTAATGACCTCCATATATTATTTAATTTACTCATAAATTATATCTCTTTTTTATATTTTTTATTTAAATATAAAACCTTTATTTTATTAATACAATGATTGATAGTCTTATTGCTCTTTATATTTATTATATTGCTTATATTACTATTTCTAATATTAACAATTTTGATTTTATTGCTTTATATGACCCATATCAACTAGATAGTTATGTTAAACAATATCCTCTTAATTATTATTAATTTCTCTTTCTTTATTACCCTAACCCATCCTATATTACATATATTTTTTCATTTTTATTTAAACAACATCCTCTTTATATTATTATGCAGCACAATAATCTTTTTTTTAATCACTATTATAATTCTAAACTATTTCTTCAAATCAATAATAGAAATGATGATATATCCATTAGAGGAAAATCTTGCCTTGTTTATGATTATAATGGTACTGTTGTTAAACTCATTCATTCTTCTATTACATATAATTCTGAAGGTGATTATATACCTCCCAGAGCCTATATTTATTCCGATGATTGCGAGTTATGCTCTTTTATTTTTTAATTCTTATATTCTATATTTTCACAGCTAATCTACTTAATACTATTAAAATCAATAATTTCATTGCACACATACACCAAGCATTCACTATTACTTCTAATTGTATATCATACTCTTTCTCATTTGTTATCATAAAACCAAATTTATGCAAATAATTTACTCTTGTTGATGTACCTGAAAATCCTAAATATTTTTTCTCTAACATCGTCAAAGGACAGTCATATAAAACTATATTTGATAAAGCATCCATTGAAATAAATACCAATACACATGTTAAATGCACTATATTATTTACAAAAACTATACAAAATAAAGTGTAAAATACTAGAGCACAATGTATTAAACCATAATGATAACCTATACATTTTCTTAAAAAATTTTTGAATTTTTCATTTAATAAATATTTTTTTAAAAAACTCTCGTCAAATCTTTTCCTATATTCTTTTTCATACAATGTTTTTACACATTTGCATTTTCTACATTTTTTCCTCTTTATTTTAGATATATTTATATTTTTTTCTTTTATGTTTTCCAATCTTATTTTTATTTCTTCTAACTTATTCATATTATTTATACTCTTCTTCACTAATTTATTCTACGAGTTTTAATGTATAATTTTTTTTATTTATTCATTATAAAATTATGCAAAAAATTGTTAATAATTTGTGTCAAAACTTATACAACTATAAAAACTATAACAACTATAAAACTATTAAACCTATTAATATTCAACTCGTTCTAGATAGTGGAGCATTCAGTGGCAGTTATATACTCGGTGGTCTACTATATATTAAACAACTTGAAAAAAATAACATTGTTTCTGTACAGAAAATATCGGGCTCTAGTGTTGGCTCACTTTTAGGATTTTTATATTTCACCGATAAACTTAATATTGTTAGCAAATATTTTAAAACTATTAAAAAATCATTTTCTCAAAAAGGCAATTTATCCCTTCTTAAAAAAATTCTTAAAAAAATTATTGACACCATTCCTCTTTCTAATATCTCCTCTCTTAATGACAAATTATTTATCTCTTTTTTTGATGTTAATCTATCCAAACAAATTGTTTTATCTACATTCAATAAAAAAACTCTTTTAAATTCTTTGCTTAGAAGTTCACATATACCATTTATATCCGATGGCAATTTACTCAACAATAAAAAATATATTGATGGATTATATCCTTACTTTTTTAAACAACAAAAAGATACCTATATTATTTTTATGAACTTATGGTCTTATTATCACTTTGATATGTTTTATATTAAAAATGAAACCAATAATGATGCACGAATCTTAGAAGGAATTATTCAAACACATCATTTCTTTTTCCATTTTTATCATAAAGATACTATATGTAAAAAAAGCAAATTATGCTTTTTATACAATACTATGACATATTATGACCTACTTCTCTTATATTTTAGAATCTATTTATTACATTTTTTCGTTTATATATTTCATTGGGTTGTTTATGTTTTGAAATTTTACGGCTTTGAAAAAGATGATAATTTTAAACCTAATTTATTACATCAAAAATGGTTTCACTCTATTAAACAAGTTATTGTTAATTCTATATCTATTATTTGTTTTTATTTTTTAACTTAATATCTCCTTTTTACACTTTTTTTACTTCGTTTTACACTCTTACTTCGTTTTACACTCTTACTTCGTTTTACATTCTTACTTCGTTTTACACTTTTCCCACCTTGAGTTCTTTTTTTTGTTTTTGTTATACTGGTTTTTTTACCATTTTGTGTCTTTAATAACTTTATGAAATCGTTATTTGTTAAATTTCTTATTTGATAATTATATGATACTAAAGGTGTATTTCTAGCTTCTTCCAATATCTCAGTTATTGAACGAGTTGGTGGACGACCACCTTTTCTTTTTTTATTTAAAGTTCTTTTTAATATACTACTCATCTTATATATTAAAAATATTATAAAATTATCTCACTCTTTATTTCTTTCTTGTTTTTCTATTCTTTCTTGTTTTTATATTCTTTCTTCCACCTCTTCTTGTTATTTTTGCTATTTGATTTATATTATTTATATTATTTTCATTATCTTCTCTTCCTCTTTTCCTCTGATTATTATATTTTTGACTTATACTTTTATACTGTTCACTAATACTTAATTTACTTAATTTATTTTTTTCTATATTTTTTCCTTTACCCATTATTAGTGCTCCTTTAAAATCTTTCACTACACCACCCGAAGGTTTTGTTGGTAAATAACCACCATATGCAGTTGGATTTATACCACTTTTTGCAAAAGTTAACATATGATATATTCTTACCGCTGAAGGTCTATCATTTGATACTACCAAACGCAAAGCATTTTTTTCTTTTTTATGAGATATTATTTTTGTTGATGTAGTATTATAATTACTCAAATCATAACCACCGTTTTCTATTACACCATTTACTTCTTGAAACCAATCACCAAATGATTTTATACAGGTTAATCGCATTATTGATAACATTGGGTTTATTTTTTTATCTATTGAAGTATAATTTGCAAACTTATCCCAAAAGTTATTTCCTTTTGTTTCTTTTTCATTTAAAAATCTTTCCAAATTTTTTCTATCTGAAGATATTATATTTATTTGCCTTATCAACTGATTCACTACATATTTATAAACCATATCCGCTTGCAATCTCTTCATTTTATCAAATACATCTACTACTATATCTACATCATATTTTTCATCATTTATTTTTACTGGTGTATCTATTTTTATTTTTAAATTATCACCATTTTTTTTTAAGTCATATTTTAATTCTTCATTATTGTGCATTAATTTAAACTTCATTGAACCTGTTTCTCTTATACTCTTTGAATTATTATTTGAAGGGCAACTTGCCTTCATTGCATCCATTATTGAAGAATCTGGACAAAAAGTATATTTGCCATATTGTTCTTTACTGTAATTTTTATTTAAACCATTCAACATTTTAAATATTGATTGACCATCTGAAGCATTATTTATTACAAACTTTTTTATATTATCTCCTTTATTCAATATATCTAATTTTTCGCTATTTTCATTAAAAACTATATTTGCATTTTCATCGTCATCTATTATCATTTTATATTTTTTAAATATTTCTCCATCTACATCACGTGATGTTAACGCTATTAAATTTCTAAATTTATTTGAAAGTATTTTACTATAACTTATATTACTATTATTACTACTTACATTTCGTATTTTTTCTGATGAATTTTCTAATGTTAATCTTGATAATGTTGCTATTACATGCACTATAAAATCTACATACAAATTATCATAAGTTTCTATTATTCTATATTTTTTTGTATTTTCTATCTTTTCTATTAATCCCATTTCAATTAATATCTTTTTTCCTATCATACGATGTATATGAGATACATAAATTTGAGCTTCGTTTGGTAAATCGCTTAATCCTTCTTGTGCTCTTTTTGCTATTCTTTTTAATTCATCTTCCACTCCTTTACAATTTGTTAATTTATATATTGTATTTAAATCTTTTTGCATATTTAACACTAACTGCCTTATTGAATCATATTTAAAACCTCTTCTATTCATTCTACCTCTTATTGACACTATACCCTCATTTATTTTTATTGATGCCTTTCTCATTTCACTTACAGTTATTATTCCATATTTACCTGGATCCGCTTGTATACTATCTGTTATATATCTTGCTCCTGTTAATATTTCATCTATATTTGGTTCGTCTTTTGTCATTTCACTTTTTATATTTTCCATATTTTCACTTATACTTTTACAACCATCTTCACTTCCACCTTTTGAACTTCTTATTTTTCCAGCTATTTTATCTAAACTATTTGATACTATTTTTACTCTTGTAAATATTTCATTATCTTTTAATAATTCATAATTCTTTGAATTATATAATTTATAATACTCCGAAATTACAATACATAAAATTAATCTTATTTTCTTTTTGTAATTACCATTATTCAAAAAATCAAATATTAATGTATATGGACTTATTTTTAAAGTATTATTTTGTGAAATATTCACTCTCTCCCTCTCCATTGCATAATCTATAAACATAATTATAAATAATTCTCCTAGTTTTACTATTGATTTTTGAATTATTTTCATATTTTCTTTCTTCTTATCACTTACATGTTCCATTTTATCCATTTTTACTGCATTCATGTATTTATTTATTCCAGTAAATATTTGTTTATATCTAAATTCACGATCCATATCTTTCTTTTCATATTCAAATTCTATTGAACTCAGTATGTTAAAATTAAAATTACCTAAAAACATTTCTATATTTGGGTTATTTTCTATTACTTCCATTGTTAATTTTCTACTTAACATTATTGAATTTTCATATTTTAATAAAGCTTTTTCTCTTCCTTCCACATTATTACCATATATTTCTTGTTTTTTATTTTGAATATTTGAATAGTTTACTAATGGTCTATTATTTATTACTGCTCTACCACCATATAATCTCATTGCGCTTTCATATATATTTTTTATTGCTGATGATATTTCTAAAATACCTAATATTTGTACATTATCTATTTTTGAAGATTCTAAGCAATTTATTAATCTATCTGTTTGAACTTGTGGATGATAATCATGAACAAAATCCCAAACAAATAATGATAAAATCATAAATACAAAATGCCCCTTTTCATCAAATTTTACTTCATTCATTTATATTATATATAGTTAAAATAATTAATTTAATTATATATTTACATCTATATTACATCTATATTACATCTATATTTACTCTCCCAAAAGGATTTGAACCTTTGACCTCGCGATTAACAGTCGCACGCTCTAACCAACTGAGCTATAGGAGATCTTTCCTTTACTGGGAATTGAACCCAGACCGCCGCCTTGAAAGGGCAGAATCCTGACCATTAGACTATAAAGGAATATTAACAACACCCGATGTCGGACTTGAACCGACGACCACGCGATTAAAAGTCGCGCGCTCTACCTACTGAGCTAACCAGGCTTTTATTATAAGGTTGTTATTTTTATAGCGGGGGAAGGTTTCGATCCTTCGACCTTCTGGTTATGAGCCAGACACGCTTCCTCTGCGCCACCCCGCTTTTATTTATATTATTTATAATTTTTTACTATTTTATTATTCAACCATATATTCTATCATATATTCAACCGTCTTAAGGTCATACTGGGAATTGAACCCAGGCTGGTGGATTCAAAGTCCACAGTCATACCATTAGACCATATGACCTATTATAAAATAAAAAAAATAATTACCATATACATTTGTTCCTTGAGAGACTTGAACTCCCGGCTTTCGGCTCATAAGACCAACACTCTAACCAACTGAGTTAAAGGAACATTTACAACTATTTACAACTATTTATACATTTACTATGTAATACTTTTTAAATTGTTTTTTTATTTTTTAAAAAAATGCTCCACTATTTTACTTGTTATATATATTTTACATGTTATTATCGTTATATTCCATATTATACCTATACATGTTATTCTTGATCTTTTTATCTGTTTCCCTTCTTCTTCTAATAAATCATTGAATGAACCTTCATTCATATACAAATATTTATCACTATCAACATCTAAATTATACTTTGAATCTGCTTTAATATTATTAAATTTTAAATTATTAATATTAGAACTATCTTCTTCTATTATTACATATTGCTCATATCCACAATCATAATCGCTTTTGTAATTATAATTATATCTCTCCATTATCATTTTTAATATATTAATTATATTTTATTCTATTTTTATTCTATTTTTATTCTATTTTTATTCTATTTTTATTCTATTTTT